AAAATAAATTAAAAAATGTAATTAATGAGTGGTTTTCTCATTCTGATTCTGGATTTATAAATCCACCGTATAATGAGAAAGATTTGACATTATTGAAAATTATTGTTAACGAATCGGTTGATTTAACGGAAGATGACAAAGAGAAATTAACAACGCATATAAATAATAAATTTAAAACACCCCCTCCGCCTGAAAAGAAGGAAAAACAAGATAGATTTATAGCAAAATCAGCACCATTCATTCAGGATGCTACTAGTTTTATACAATTTATTAATCAAGAATATCTCAATCCAGGAATTGAAATTACAGGCTTGGAAGAATTATTTAATAATATTATTGCATTAGAAACTGAAGATTTTAATAATGTAGTTAAACTATTGGCAAAACATACTAATAGACAGATTGATTATGGTACGTTTAAAATGGGGCAATATGAATTAAAATTGGCAGAATTATTACATAACTCAATTACATTAACAGGGGCTTCATATTTAAATTTATTACTTGCTATAATATTCAATGGAAAATTGTCGGGTACATTGGTACCGAATATATCAAAAATTGGAGTAAATATTAATGGCGTGATGGTTATTAAAAATGCTTCAAGTGATTTATATGTTCCATTAATTAATTTCAATGATGAGTTATCAACTATTGTTAATAATTTAAGAACATTAAATTCGGTTATTAATGATAATGATGGGACTGACACTATGTCCAATTCAGATTTAAATGAACTGTTAAAGGCATTACAAAATGGGTCATTGGGTGATGATATTGCTAATATCATTAATCAATCTAAAACTACTAAAGTTGTTGCAATTAAGACTTTAGCTGGAAAGTTAGAGCAAATGTTAAAGGGTAATAATACATCAACTATATATGAATTATTCAAAACGACTTATAATAGTTTAATTCAAACTTCTAGCAAGAATATTACAAAAATATTTGATGTATTCTCTGATAAGATATTAATCGAAACATTCTCTGATTTATATAATAAATTACTATTTAAAGATACTATTCCATCTAATATTGAATTGGGAAGTACTTCAATTAATATATCATCAGAACTATTAAATTTATCAGGAAAAGAAGAAAAAAATACTGAAAATAATCAACAATAAACTTTGAAATATCAGAAAAAAAGTGTATATTATAGAACAATTTAATTAACTAAATAACTAATTAACAAACAATGAATTTAGACAAAGTTAGAGCACGCCTTGCATCGATGAATACAGGGCAAAATCAAAAGAAGCACATTTGGAAGCCAGCTCCTGGCGATACGGTAATTAGAATAGTTCCGTATATTCACAATCCAGATTTCCCTTTTATGGAATTATATTTCCATTATGAGGTGACGAAACGTAGTGTGTTATCACCTATTATTAATGAAGATCCAGACCCAGTAGAAGAGTTTGCAGCTCAATTGAAATCAACTGGTGATCCAAACGATTATTCATTAGCTAGAAAAATTTCTCCAACTATGAGAACATACGTTCCAGTATTAGTTAGGGGTAAAGAAGACGAAGGACCAAAATTTTGGGGATTTGGTAAAACTACTTATGAAGAATTATTAAAATTAATTGACGATCCAGATTGGGGGGATATTACATCTTTACGTGACGGAAGAGACATTGTTATTTCATACGAGAAAGGACAAGGTGAATCGTATGCTAAGACTACTATTCGTCCAAAACCTAAAGCGACAGTAGCAACAGATGACAAGAACGTATTGGAATTGTTGGCGACTATGCCAAAAGTAGAAGACATTTGGCCGGTGGCTACTTATTCTGAGTTAAAAATTGCATTGGAACGATATATTAATAATATCGCTGGAGATGATGATTCAAACGATGAAGATGTTAAACCGACAAATGAAAAGAGTTCTACACCTCCGCCATCATCACCGGGTTATACAAATAAAGAAACGTTAGATGATGAATTTGCAGATTTATTAGATTCGAAACCATCTGCTAAGAAGGCTGAAACGCCAACTAATAAATCACAAATCAAGGAGACTGTTAATATTGACGAGGCCTTCGACGAAATGTTTAAATAATCTAAAATTTTTAAATGGCAAAAACTAAAACGCCTGCCGTTGAGCCGGTTGTTGTTGAATCACTAACTAATGATTTATTGAAATCATTAAATATAAAGTTTAAGAATCAACCGGACAAGGCAGCATTTTTCTTAAATGACCCTAATGTTACTTCCGATGTACATAGTTGGATTCCATCTGGAAATGATGTATTGGACATTGCAATAAGTAATCGACCGAATGGTGGATGGCCAGTTGGAAGAATTGTTGAATTAACAGGGTTAGAGGCATCGGGTAAAAGTTTATTAGCCGCCCACGCCTTAAAAAATACACAAGCTTTAGGAGGTGTAGCAGTTTACATAGATACCGAGTCTGCAGTCTCAGAACAATATTTGGCCGCCATTGGTGTCGATATACCTAAATTAATTTATATGCCAATGGATGCCCTCGAAAATATATTTGAGGCGGTTGAGACTATTATATCCAAAGTTAGGGAATCTAGTAAAGATAGATTAGTTACAATTGTAATAGATTCTATAATGGGAGCATCCACCATGGCTGAATTGGAATCTACATATGAAAAAGATGGGTATGCCACTTCCAAAGCAATTATTTTATCAAAGGCAATGCGTAAATTACCATTATTAATTGCTAGAGAAAATATATTATTGATGATGACTAACCAATTAAGAGTTAATCTAGGTGTTAGTTTTGGAGAAAAATACAGTACTTCTGGCGGTAAAGCAGTTGGGTTTGCCGCATCAGTTCGTGTTCGTTTAACAAATAAAAATAAAATTAAAATTAAACAAGAAAACGGATTGGAGGCGATAGTTGGAATTAAAACCAATGCGAAAGTTACTAAAAATAGATTAGGACCACCATTGAGGGATGTTGATTATGATATTTATTTTGATTCGGGGGTGGACAATTATGGTTCTTGGTTGGAAACATTGAAGGATTATAAAGTTGTAACATCCGGAACAAATTGGTCATTACCATTAACTGGAGATTTGGTTGGAATTGAATTGGTTGACCCGACAACTGGAGAAGTTAAAACATTTTCCGATGGTGTCATGAAATTCAAGTCTAAAGATTTTAAACAATGGTTGTTAGCCAATCCAAAATTCAAAGATATCTTATATAATATTTTATGTGACAAATTGATAATGAAATATAAGTTAAATGAAGATTTTGGGATTGATGATATATCATATGAAACAGACGACAACGACGAATAATGAACAAAGAACGATTACTTAATTTATATAATAAGATGTCAGATGACTTTACGGGCGTCGATACAAAACATTCCAGAACAGTCATTATTGATGGTACCAATACATTTATGAGAGTATTTGCAAATGTACCTGCATTAAATGACGATGGGCAACATGTTGGTGGTGTAGTTGGATTTTTAAAATCAATCGGATTTAATATCAGACAATTTCAGGCAACATGCTGCATAGTAGTATTTGATGGCTCTGGAGGTTCACTTCGTCGAAAAAAATTGTATAAAGAATATAAAGCAAATCGTACGACTAAAAGTAAATTGAATAGATTCGCTGAATTCGAGGGTTTAATTGATGAAGGCGAATCTATGAAATTACAATTTACTAGAATATTTGAATATTTGGATATTCTACCTGTTAATGTGGTGGTGGTCGACAATATAGAAGCTGATGATACTATCGCATATATATCTAAAATACTAGATACAGGTGTTAACAAAATTAAAATAGTTAGTTCCGATCGAGATTTTCTACAATTAATTAATGACAATATTAATATATATAGTCCAATTAAGAAGAAATTATACGATTTAGATATGTTATCAGATGAATTGGTTATTCACCCTAAAAATTATTTATTGTATAGAGCATTAACTGGCGATAATTCGGACAATATTCCAGGCATTAATGGCGTGGGATTAAAGACGATTTTAAAACTATTTCCAGAATTTGTTACTACTGAACTTGATTTAGATGTATTCATACAACTAGTTAGCGACAAGTTATCTATACCATTAAAAGGGGAAAAAACACCACCTTCTGTATTAACTAATATTAGTCGTTCCGAAGCTGAATTACGTAGAAATTATCAATTGATGCAATTACAAGATGTTGACATTTCGGAAAATTCGAAATATACTATTCGTTCTAAAATTAATAGTAGTAATAAATTGGATTTTTTGAAATTTAAAGAATTATTTTTATACGACAAAATATATTCATCTATTAAAAATGGAGATGAATGGGTAAGAAATACTTTTGGCAAATTAAATATATATGCAGGATAAACTTAGTTTATATGGATTTACATTCCAGACAAAATTAATAGCATGTATAATGACAGATGCGTCATTTACAAGTAAGATATACGATTTAATTAAATTGAATTATTTTGAAAATAAAAGTATTCAAACTATAATTAAGATATGTCTGGATTATTTCATAGAATATAAGACGCCTCCAACTCTTGAAGTTATTAAGGTTAAATTAGAATTAATCAATGATACGACACTTAAGCAGGAAATAATATCTACATTAAGAGAATCTGTCCATAATGCTAGTGCATTAGATTTAGATTTTATTAAAGAGGAGACGTTGCGTTTTTGCAAGAATCAAGAATTACGTGATGCTATATTGGATTCAGTTGAGCTCCTTAAACTGGGAAAATTTGATGCCATTAAAGAACGTATAGATGCCGCCTTTAAAGTCGGATTGGATGATAATTTGGGTATTCATTATGAAGATAATGATGCAATAGATGCTAGATATAATGAAGATATACGACAGACGATACCAACCGGGTGGGATGTAATCGATGAATTATTGCGAGGAGGGATGGCTCCGGGGGATTTAGGTGTAATTTTAGCTTCATCTGGAGTAGGTAAGACTTGGGCATTA